ACCGTATACTGTCGCCGCTACTAATGCAGTCGTATTACTTGATTCCGTACCACTACCTACTAATTCAGCAATAAAGTCTGCTTCTTCTTGCGATTCCATACTGTAAGCTGCACTGTTAAGTCTTTGTGCTACAATATTATCTGGTACTGCATTTGCTTCATAACCATCAATTAATTCATTTACTGCATAGTTTTTATCTACTGTTACTGTACGATATACAGTTGCACCAGTTGTTAAAGGTGTACCTGTTACTACGTCATATGCTGCTACTGTAACTTCAGTGTCACGTTGAGGAATTTTAATTGCTCCTGCAAGTGGTGCACCTTCATAATCTTTACCACCTAATAAGCGTAAAGGGTTTTTCTTTCTTAATAATTTAAGTATCGTCTGTGCATATCTCTCTTGTAATTCATGTGTACCATCTGTTGGTAATTTTGGGTTAGCCATTTTGTGTCACTCCTTAGTTTTATTTTATTATAGTTTACCTTGTTCTTCTAAGACTTTTTCAAACCCATATTTAACAGTACCATCTTCATTATTAGTTACTTTAGATGCCATTGCATCTGGAACTTTATTTGGTGCGAAATCTTTTGGATTGGATTCTTTGTATTCTGCATATGCTGCATCGTAATCTTTTTCATCACTAACTAGCTTATTTATTTTAAACATTGCATATTCTACATCACCGTTGAAATTGTCTTTATTAAAAACTTTCTCTCTTTGGCTATTAGTTTTTGCACTCTTTAAATCTTCATAGTCTTTTACAGTTTCTTTAAAGTTATTAAACTCCGTTTGTAAGTTATTAAAGTTTTCTTTAGTTTCATCTGCTGACTGTTTAACATATGCTTTTAATTGTGATTCATTTGCTACATTTTCGAATCCAAGTTCTGTAATCCATTGTTCTTTTGCCTCTAAAGTAATCTTACCTAAATCTGGTTTGTTTTTTGCTACTATGGGATTAACGTAATCTGTGTCTACAAATTCCATCAACTTTTTGGCATCAAGTTTTCCATCAGCTGTACTCTTCTCGATTGCCTGTTCAATACTGAATTTCATAGTACCTCCTTTTTATAGTGTGAGCCACTATACCCCATTATTATAGTTGGGCAACTAAATTTTCCTATGTGTAAGTACATAGCACCTTTTATGTTTTTGTATCTTTGTTACTGTCATAAATTAGATAACATCTGCATCTTATTCTATCACTTGGTGGTAGTCTTGTATCTCCCGGTTGCTCCGCTCTTAATCCACCAGCTCTAAAGTCGCTATCTATTGGTATACGCTTATTTGTTACTCCATTGTGAAAGTGTGTGTGTCTTACTCTGCTGTCACCTTGTGTTTTCCAAGTCTTATGTGTGTAACCTAATGCTTGACTATACTCTTTCCTTACAAACTCACTTTGAGCGTGTAATTCAGTGTTAAGTGTTCGTTCTACATTAGAAACATTATTAAATTTCCTAGTCATTTCACTTTTTATTTGCTTGATTGATTTCTTATCTGCTATACCTTTATTCAAGTCTTGTACCATTCGCTTAGATGTTTTACTTTTAAGTTGTGATAAATCTAATTGAGTTCTTGCTGTCTTACGTGCTTGTTTTAATACCGCTTCGTTAGATTGCTTAAACCCTTGTATAATACCTCTAGCTTTCTTCTCGTTAGCGTTTAGTCCTATACCTTTGTTTATCTTAACTATTTTCTTTACGAATGTTTTAGGTCGTCTTAATGAATACAACGATAACAGTGCAACTATTGGTAACAAAGATTGTTTAGTCTCTTTTGTCATCTTAGCTTTGCCTACTATCAACAATACTGCGTTTTGTATTACAAACAACAATGCAATGTCATCAATGTTTATCTTTGCACCTTTAACAATCGATTTAACCTTATCAGCAGTTAGACCATTTACATTGTTTATCATTTCTTTTCGTATACCTTTAATATATTGTTCATATTGTTTGCTGTTCTCTTTGCCTAATATTTCAATGAAAGCATCGTTGATTTGGTCAACCTTACTCGCCATCTGGTTTGTTGTCTTCCTCTGGTGGAGTAACCTCAATTATTGGCTCAACTACCACATCACTAAATTCATCTGCTTCTTCTAATTGCTCAAGAGCTTCAGGTTTAGTTTTATTGTATGCTTCCATTACATACATATATTCAGGTGCATAGCCATCTTGTACATCTATTCTTAACTGTTGTAACTTAGATGCATCGTCATTGATAATTGAATCATCAAATGTTACATTATATTCTAGCGAATCAACGTCTACACTAATATTACCCATATCGTTTTCTAGGTACATAATTGCTTTAGCTTTCTCAATTAATGCTCTACCTAATAAGTTCTCGTGTTTCTTCTTGTTTTTATATAAGGCACTATTAGATGTTATTACATTCTTTTCGTTAATATAACTTTCACCATCATCAAATGAAAAATATTTCTTACCTAATCCGTTTCGCCAACCTAATAGCTGTATATCTTCATTGATACCAATCTTAATTTGATCCATTCTAAAGTCACCTTGAAAATGCTTAATAGCTTCCTCATCACCATCATCATCGAATGGTACTGCAAATATAACTGTGTCTTGGTCATCAAGATATTGAATCCATTGAACTGCTCCAGTTTCTTCATCTACTTGTGCTGTTTTACTTAATGCTTTACTCTTAACTACTATTCTTGTTTTGTTGTTTAATATCTCATTAGTTGAAGCATCAAACTTAATATCAATACTCTCATGTATATCTATTGAATTAGCTCCAATACTAATACCCATTGAGCTCTCATCATAGTTATTAGCTATGTTAGGTCTATATGGTTGGAAGAACTTTGTAGTCGTTGGTATCTCAATCATATGCACTTGAACTGGCTTTTTATCTTCTTTAGTGATAGTCATTAACATACTATTTGCTTCTTCTTCAGTAAATACATATAAAATATTTAGAGGGTCATAATTACCTAATGCTGATTCTTCGTCACTTGCAAATACTTCATGCTTGATATAATAGTTATCGTCTTCTAGCCAGTGATAAGTTAAATGTGTTATATATTTAGGTTTATTACTAACCACAACTATACTATCATTGATTGTCAGCATACCTGTCATTGTGTTGTTTTCATATGATAATGGTATGAATCTTTGACCACTTATATAATCAATATTAGTCTTGCCTTTAGCTTTATATACAATAGTTGCTGCATTACCTAAAGCCATATACTTTTCAATCAAGTTACTCATTTCTATATAGTCATTGTTATCATCTAAAACCTTTTGTAACTGCTTATTAGCTGCATCGTTGTTAATTACACTTAATTCAACTCTCTCGCTCCATATAAGAGATTCCCACTCTTCTACAGTCATCTTAAATGTGTTTAATGTCTTTCGCTCAAATTCGCGAACCTTACCATTTATCTTTTGTTTGAAGTGATGAAAGTTATTAACGTTACCTCTCCACCACGATTTCCAATAGTCCATCATTAACCATATCGTGCCTACTACTGGATTGAACCCATTAGATCTTGTACGTGATACTATTGACTCTATCTTCTTTGGTAACTCTGGCATCTTCGCTCACTCCTTTATTTCGCATTATTTTATTTCTTATTAGCTTGTATTCTGTTATGCTTCCATACTCCATTGAATCTAAACTGTCTATGTTAGTTGAATGATTATCTAACCTAATACCTTTGTCATCATATGGTGTGTTGTTTAATGCTCCTATTAGTTCCTTACAACCTCTATGTATTCTTAGCATATTAGCCCCGAACATCATGTTAGTCATATTAATTCTTTCTTGTATTGCTTTCTTGTTCTCATACTCTGGTTTCTTAATAGCTTTGTTAATTATCGCTACACCTTTTAATCTAATGTCTTTTAACAACATTCTATATAAGTTTATCTCGGTATACGTTTGAAACGGCTTACGGCATTTCTCTTTCCAACCAATAGCCCACTTAGCAAATTCGTCTTCGTAATCGTCTGCTGCCTTTTCGTCATAATCGTCATTCTTATGATACCAAGTGTCTATTATATCTAAGCCTCTTAATCCTTTTCGTATGCCTACCAATGTAAATACTGTTGCATCTGTTTCACCATAATCTACTCCTATATTGAATCTAACATATTCGTTAGTATCAAAGTTTGTTTGTAGGTCTACTATATGTCTCTTGTCAAACTTTTTATATATTGCTCCTTCACTTCGTACCCATTTACCTTTAACCTTGCGTAAGAACATTGTGGGCGTAAATACCTTCTTATAATATATCTCATCATCTTTAGTGAATAAGGGATTATCTAGTAATTCAAATGTGATTACTAATGTGCCTTTATCAAATCCACCTTTAATATAGTTTTGATAGAACGGGTGAGTGTCATCACCTTCAGGGTTAGTTGTCATAAATATCTTATAGTCCTTAAATGTGATACAACGCCCTTCTAACGTTTCAATAGACTTAATGTCAATTAGTCCACCTTCATCAACACAACCCCCATGATACGTTAATCCTTGTGCTCTCTTGAATGCTACCTTGTTGTCCATACCAAAGTATCTTATTATCATCGTTTGGCTGACACCGTTCTTAATTCTCTTTATATATACATAACCTGCTGTACCATTCTTTCTAGTCCAGTAGCCTTTCTTACTTGCATAATCTATTAATGGATCAATTACTGTTTCTTCTACATTTGATTTAGTATAACCTGTTACAAAGAATCTATTCCAACCCTTTACTTTAATTGTGCTATTATCTATTGTATCAAATGCCCAATCTAGGAATGCTCTACTTAATCCTATATCTGTCTTACCTGTTCTTATTGCTCCATTCAATACTACTCTTCTAAAGTACTTGTATTTGCTTAACCTCCACCACATATAAGCAAATAGCTGTTTCCTACTGAATGATTGATACATCTAAGCTATCTTCCTCTATTAACTCATCAAATTCCATAGTCTCTATCTTCTTCACTGCATCTATCATAGCAGTCTCAAAGTTATCATTCATTACTTCAGTGGTATTAAGTATGTTATCTTGCTCTGCTTTATCATGCTCTCTCATATCTCTATTAGCTGTTGCTCCTGTATCTATTACTACTTTCATTGCACCAACTAAATTTCTAAATCCTTGTGGTTTTGTTAGTTCTAATTCTAGTCTAGCATCATCGTTCAATATGTCTAGTACCTTGTTCACAATTTGACGTGGTCTATCATCTTTTCTTAAGTATTTTAATAGGGATTCATTATGTTCTTTGTTTATTTTATTAACAGTGTCTAATAATTGAATATTCTTATATTTAGGTTCTTTAAGTATTTCTATAACCTTAGTCCTTGAAATGCCTACTCTACGGGCTATTTCGGTTTTAGACAGTCGTTCAGTTTCTTTTAAGAACCATACAACTTCTTTAGTCTTACTGCTAATCATAATAAATCACCTCATTTTCTAATGTGTGAGCCACATCGCCTATGTTTTCACTCATAGCAGCGTTGATATACTTCTACATCTTAATTATAAATCATACATTATAGTAAAGTCAATACGTTAATAAAACACCTACTAATGATATACTTCTACATCTTAATTATAAATCATACATTATAGTAAAGTCAATACGTTAATAAAACACCTACTAATCTTGTAAGTGTCTTATAGGTAACATACGATCATTACATTACCCCTATTAAGTATTCACGCCTATCTAATATAAGTGCGTTACTCTATACTGTATTATACTATGTATAGTAGTAAATTGCAATAGGTAAAAGTTTTCATAAAAAAAGGACAAGAGTTAATTGCCTTATTTTATTTCTTTAATGTGTATTTTTGATATCCTATCATCTCTTTTGCATATACTTTATCTATTTTATTATAACTAATAAAATCACACACAAGTTGTTCTGAACTTGTTTTAACTGGTATCAAATTTAACTTCTTAAATGATTTCATTTCTTCATATATAACAGCTTCCATTGTTTCATAACCCATTGATTCTTCAATCTCGTATATAGCTATTTGGCACTTATCCAAATCATAATATCTATAACGTGTTTCTCCACTAACTATTACTAATTCATATCTTTTAAATTCTATTCTAATCAAATCCTCTCTAATCTAATCAACTCTTGTCATACATATACTATCACATTTATTTCTTAATTGCAACATGCAAAGCGTATATGTTAGCATTTAGTATCGTTTTACTGCTGTTATCGTTAATATATGAGTCGTTAATAGTGTGTAACTTATGCGACAATAGTCGCGGGATTTAATGTGATGTATCTGCTAAAGTGGTGGGTATTAATGTATAAGGTTCAATTTCTCCATATCATTGCATTACATTCAATTTACTAGTGGAATTATATGCGACATAGAAAAAACACCACCGATTAAAGTGATGTTCTATATTTGCTGGAATTTCACCAGCGTTTGAAAGGAAGGAGAATCATAATGGATTTGAACCAAAAGGATTCATGTGTGTTATTTACTCTCTTATTCTACCATAGATCAATTCTTAATGCAAGTTATAAAGTTGAGTAGTCAGCCTTAATGGACTTATTGCACGTCAATGCCTAATTGCCTATAAGACTAACCACACCTTAAGTCTACTATATATATTGTTGTTTTGCAAGTGTTAATTAATTTTCGTGTATGTTTCCTATTACTTCTAAATCGCAATACATATCTATTTCCCAATCATCACTATCAGTCGATACATAAAATGATGAACCTCTGTATTCAATAATGCCTACTACTTCTACTATTTCTTCATCTTGAAGATAACATATTTTTACCTTATCACCCTCATATACTTCTAAACCTTTTTCATCTTTTAATCCTATGTATTG